TTTGTAGCTGGACCAATAAGTGCTTGTATCATTACCACAACCTCATTTGTTTATTTACCTTAACTAATTTGCAATAACAATCATATTTTTGTGTCTGTTCCCCAATCTTAACAGTTTGATTAGCTAATCTATCTTTAAAATATGTACAATTATTTACATTAGACATATGCAATTGCCCTGCTGGGTTACCAGCTAAATAACATAATAACACAAAAGCTGGTTTCATGTTACCACCTTTACTGTCCCACTGTCGTTGTATAAAGCGCCTGTTTCTAGTCCGGTAGCAGATGTAGGCAAATCTGTTAAAGTAAGCCTAGTGCCTCTCATTTCCCCGGGGTTTCTCTCTTGTGTTATAAAAACCTGTAATGTTCTAATTAAATCCTCCATATATCGTCTATCAATATTTTCTGGAGGCTCTGGTAATCTTGGTGCTGGTGTATTAACTTGTGCCATTATCTTCTTCCGTCTTCTCTTATATCAACTCTTGGTGTTCCTAACTTAAACTTACAACCTAAAGCATTAGATTCTAATTTTATTGCAAAAGAACGACCTCTAATTCTGTAATCTAATTTATTTGTAAACTGTTCTATTGGTGATGATGCAGTTCTAGTTGCTGTTCCTGTGCCTGACTGGTCATATGAAGCACCGGGAAAGTCTCTTGCTTTTATTGTAAATACTGCGTTTGGTGAGCTTAATGCTGTAGATCCATCAAATGTTAGATCTGGTATTACTCTTTTAATAAAGGTAAATTTATCCCCATCACCTATATCCATAGGAGCTGACTCTATAAATGCTGTCATTGCACTGCCATCATCATCAAATCCTAATTCATGATTATATATGAATTGATTTCCTGTAGCCAGAGGAAATGATCTAACACCTCTGTCAAGCCAAGCTGTCCTTCCTAAATTTCCATAGTACCATATTTTGTCATTATAATTATATATAACATATTTATCATTATCTGAGGAACTAGCAGATGGATAAAACCAAATGACCTCTCCAAACTCAGAATTAATTCCAGCAATGACTTTATCTCTTTGGGCTAAATTAAAATCTAAAAACACCTTATCTTTTACTGTGCATGGCAGCTGTGCAGTTTGTCCTGCATGAACATAAAAATTATCAATGCCCATCCAGTACACAACATCCTCTGTTGCTATTGCTGATGCAGATGACATTATTGTAATATTAGATGCAAGTTGGGACAGACCAAATATAAACGGCTCTCCTATAAATTGCATAGAATGCAAAGACTTATCTGTATAAATTAATATCTCTCTTTTTGTTTCAACAGCCTGCACAAATGTTGAGCCTGCTCCTAATCTTAAATCTCCGGCTGTATTTGTATCTGTAGGAAACCAATCTACAGGATTCTCTTGACTGCTAAATCTAATAAGCAATGGGTCTTGAACGCCATCTCCACTAGCTGAACTTGGGTTTGCTGTATTAATTCCATCACATCCAAATGCTATAACATGTCTATCAATGTCAGATACCAATATTTGCTTTGCAACTGTAGGAACGCTTTTCTGTGAACTTAATGCTGTACTTAATTCAACAGCTCTTGCTCCTGTGCCTCCAGTTTTATCCCAATAAAAAAGTTGCCCATCTTTTACGTTTATTATTAAATCTTCGCCAAAGTTATCATGTGACCAAAGTCTAATTTGTGTTGTGACTGTGATAGCAGCTTCTTGACCCCATCCTACAAAATCATTATCTGTACTGGCATTACCTGTAATTAACTTAACAACAGTTCCGTTAGTATGTGTGGCTGCATCTGTGCCTTTTTGCGCTCTTGTAACTGTTAAATCATTTGAGCTTACATTTGTTACAGCAAGTATTTCACTTCCAATTAATATCTCATCAGTGGCTACTATCTGATGTCCGCTTGGACTTGAGTTCGCAACGGTTAAAGTTGTATCTGAGCTATCAAGAGAACCACCACTATCGTTAACAGTTGTTTGCACAGCTCCTGTAGTTGTTCCATTCCAAGCTCCAGCTCCCCATCCTTTACCACCAACAACTGCATCTAATCCTACGTTAATCTGGTACACACCATCAACTCCTGAGCCACCATTACTGCTATCTGCTCCCGTAGCTAACACCCCAATAACTATTGTATATGTATTCGCATCAGTAACATTTACAATTTGATGTTCTGTATTAAGTAATGCTGCTGTTATATTGCCTCCTAAACTAAGTGCGCCAGATATTGTAACAAAATCATTTTCAACTGCACCATGACTTGTATCTGTGACAGTGACTGTTGTTGTTCCTGCACTTGTATCATTGGCTGATGTAGATGCAGAGAATGTTATGCTATTAGTTGAGTTTTTTCTTACAGGAGTTATATCAGATAAAGTTGTGCCTTCTTCTATATAATATTTAAGATGTGTTCCTATTCCTAAGTAATTAGAACTATCTAAGGCTATCCAGTTATGTAATCTTCTAGCACTACCTAAGTATTGGTTAGGACTGTATTTTTCCCAACCACCTATCTTTTCTGGATAACCAAAACGAAATCTTATTTTGTCTCCATCATAATACCCACCTTCATTAGAGTAAGATGTTATTTCTCTATTTATTCCTGCATTAAATTTTAATGATTGTAATGGCATTATGCTGTGCCTCCAACTGTTGTGCCAGAACCACCTAAACTTCCTCCAGCTACATTGCTCATGCCTGATACAGCTAGTCCAGCAGCACCTCCATTTGCACCAGATGCTCCATTAGTTGGAGCTGTAGCTGGATAGGTTACACTTGTGCCTGATCCGTTATCACCTGTGCCACCAGCATTTCCAGCCTGACCAAAAGCGCCTCCTGTACCACCAGTGCCTCCTGATCCTGCATTATTTGATCCTGAGCTACCACTTGCACCTGCTCCTGCTGATTGATTATAGCCTTCGCCTACGCCACCTGCTCCGCCTGCTGCGCCGTTTTGTGTTACCAATGGTGATCCAGAAACAGACATACTTAAACTATTATAATAATAATTTTGATTATTTGAAGTTGTGCCATAAGCAGTAAAATAATATGTTGTGCCTGATGCTATGCCAACAGTTCCGCTATTACTTATTGATGTACCAGAAGTAACATTACTTGTACTTACATTTATGGTAGGAGTTCCATAACCACTTCCATATGAGGTACTAATAGAAGCACTAACAGAATATACACCTGTTAAATTAGTTTGTGCAGAAATATAAATTGGACCTCTGTTTGCACAATTCCCAGAAAAACCAGCACCTGCACTACCAGAATGGTTTATATCAAACTCTGCTGGATTAATTCCACGATTAAACTGTGCATTAATACCACCCCATAATCTATCGCCTACAACACCAACACCATCTAAATTACCAGCACCTGTATAAATAGAATTCAACCAAGTAGGTTTATTATTTTGAGGAGTAGAAGAGCCACCCCCTCCTTCATCAACTAAACTAGAAAAAGTAGCAGATCCAGTATATACACCTTTGCCTCCAGTGCCTCCAGTACCTCCGCCTCCGCCTCCGCCTTTTATTGTTCCATTATTAACAACTGTGACAGTAGAGGAGCAAGTTAAAGCAGTTCCTCCTTGGGTGCTTGCAGCACCTCCAGCTCCCTCTATACTTCCATTGTTTGTTAAAGATATTGTTCCTTGAAGACCTGAGCTAATTTGTATTGCAGAATTACTTGTGCTGGTAGCACCAACTGTGACATTTGCGTCTACAACTATTTCCTTTGGATAGTCTAGTGTATAATCATCACCAAACATGGTTGCCCCAGTTTGATTTGTAGCAGTGGCATTGAATGTCCTTCTAAACCCTTTTCCTTGACCATAAAAATCTTCTACAGATAAAGGGTTATTGTTGGCACTTGTTGGAACATCTGCTGATAGATTTGTTGAAGTATTGTTAACAGCATTTGCTTTTACTAGAGAGCCACCTCTATAGTAGTCATTAAATACAATTGGAGCATTAGAGCCTGTATTATACTCATCTCTTATATCCGATAATGATATTGCCCCACTAGACTGTAATGTCATTATAAACTTGTTCCAAACGCTGTTATATTATTAGCTGATGTCACTGCACCATTTGACCCTAATTTAAATACTGTTGTTCCATTATACTTAAACAGTAATTCATTATCTCCAGTATCTAGTGATATAGCCCATTTGCTAGAACCAAACAATATCGCATTACCATTTGTATCTAAATCTCCTCCAAGTTGAGGAGTTGTATCACCTAACAAATCTGTTGGTATGCTGTTTACATTAGCATTTGCACCAGTGCCATCCGCAAAAACTATAGCTGATGTTCCTGTTGCTATTGCAACCGTATCGCCTGATCCGCCACCTTGTTTTACTGTTGCTGTTTGCCCAGTTCCATTTTTTATAAAATACCATTTTTGCATGTCATTAGGTATTATATTGAGATCAAAACCACTTCCCGGAGTTCCAGCTAAAACAATAACTTTATAGTGTCCATCTGATGCAGCTCCATCAGTTGTTGTTAAGTTCACTGTGCCAGAAACAGTTATTGTAAAGACACCATTTAAAACTCTATCTATAATATCAAAGTTTATATTTGTAGTGTCACCCCAAGAACCCGCCTGTTCTCCAGAGCCTATTTTTTCTATTCCTGTGTTTACTGTAAATGTTGATGCCATAATACCCTCACCCGTCTATTTCTGTATATGTTTCTGTTCCTGTAGGAACAATTTCTGTCCAAGTATTACCAGAACTTGGTGTAATAGTTGAATATGTTTCATTGTCTGCTGGTATAATTTCTTCATATAATTTTTCACCATTTGCACTTTGTACAAAATTTGCACTAACAGGAGCAACACCGACAGCTTTTCTTATGCCATTAGCAGATTGTGTGAAGTTTATATCTTGTGATGAAACTCCCGGTTTTATTTTAACACCATCTGCCGATTGTGTAAATGCAAACTCAAAAGTTGCACCATTTGACTGCAAGACAAAAGCTAACGTACTTACAACAAAATTAGCAGATAAATCAGCTTCTCCACTAAATTCACCTACACCTGCCGATACTTTAGAAAAGATAGCTTCTT